CATAGAGATTGGGACTACTCAGGAGGACAAATTGATACGTTTAGATTAATAATGCCTTTACGTAATGTTAATCCTCCACAGTTTAATTTCATACTTGATGGACAACAGCTACATTGGGACATAGGTAGAATGTATTTCTTGGATACTTTAAAAATGCACTACTTGTTCAACAGCAGTTTTACAGATAGTTACTGGTTAGTTGTAAACGTAGGAATCAACAACGAGAAAACAATAGAAGCAACAATGAGAAAGTTTAATCAAAAGTAATGTATAATCTAACAGACATAAGAGCAATACACTTGGAAGTCACTAGTAGGTGTCAGGCCAAGTGTCCTATGTGTGCTAGAAGATTAAATGGAGGTCCTTTAAATCCTTTTATGGGACTAGATGAAATTAATATTGACAAATTTATGGAATGGTTTGATGTAGACTTTATAAAACAACTAAATCATTTAGGAATGTGTGGTAACTTAGGCGATCCTATAGTTGCAAAGGACACACTACAGATATATGAGTACTTGCGTGAAGCAAATCCTACAATGGGATTGCAAATGCACACCAACGGCAGTGGACGTACAGACAAATGGTGGAAGGAACTTGCAAAATTAAATGTAAATGTTGTGTTTGGCATAGATGGACTAGCAGACACACACGCAAAATATAGAATTAACACAGACTGGAAGAAGATTATACACAATGTTATGACTTTTGTAGATGCAGGAGGAGAAGCACGTTGGGATATGTTGGTATTCAAGCATAACGAACATCAAATTGAAGAATGTAAAACACTATCTAAACGTTTAGGTATGAAACACTTTACAGTTAAGCACACTACACGTTTCAAAGACGGTAAGTTTACTGTGTTAAATGAACAAGGACAACAAATAGATACTTTGTACCCATCAGAGAAAAGCAAAGAGATGACTAGCAAGGTAAAACAAGCATCAGCAGAAACATTACCAACCATAAACTGTAAAGCAGTAAAGGATAGTATGTTATATGTAAGTGCATTAGGAACTGTTACTCCTTGTTGCTGGTTAGATCAACAATTTTTTCCACCGTCGCATGACAATCGTATAGACTATTTGAATAAAATTAAGATATGGCCAAACTTAAACAACACTAGCTTGAAAGATATCTTTGCAAGTGGTTACTTTGACTTGATTGCAGGGTGTTGGAATACTACAGGGCTAAAAGAATGTTCAAAACAATGTGGAAGTTTTGACAAATTAAACGAACAATTCGTGGAGAGATCATGAAAATACTGATAGCAGGATATGGAACAGTAGGAAAAGCACATGAAACATATCTAAAACCTTCCTTTGATGTTGAAATATACGATCCGTGGAAAGGCTATAAAGATATAAGCAATAATGTAAAGGCAGTAATCATATGCACAGCAACACCAAGTCTTGAAAATGGTGCTTGTTTAGTAAATTCTGTGTATGATGTAATAAGCAGAGTACCAAACGTGCCTATACTAATTAAAAGCACAATAAGTTTGGAAGGTTGGAAAGCAATTAAGAAAGACTTTGCTGACCATGACATTACATTTAGTCCGGAGTTCTTAAGAAATAAAACAGCAACAGAAGATTTAGGTAATTCAGAATACTTTATGTTAGCAGAAGGAAACACACAGTTCTGGAGTTCAATACTAGTAAGTGTATTTGGCAAGGTAACAATTAATCTTTACAGTACAGCAGAAGAACTAATACTTGTAAAATATTTCCGCAACAGTTTTCTAGCAAACAAAGTTGCTTTCTTTAATCAAGTTTATGATTTATGTAAAGCTACAGGAGTAGATTACAAAAGTGTTGCTGAAGGTATAGGAAAAGATAAACGCATAGGCCCAAGCCATACAGAAGTTACAGATGAAAGAGGCTTTGGCGGACATTGTTTTCCTAAAGATGTACAAGCAATAATTTATAGTGCAAAACAAAACGGCGTTGACTTAACTTTGTTAAAAGAAGCACTAGAATATAATGAAAGAATTAGATGAAAAAAATAGATTGGAAAAAGGCTTTAAAAGCAGGATGGGAAGAATCTAAAAAGCAACCTTGGATAGATGGTCCAGAGAAATGGGCTTTGTATATTGTTGCAGTATTCTTATTAATTTTTGTTTTGCCTGCGTTGATATGAGATTAATATTAGTAGCAATTTTTATGTGTATTACAGTTTCAGGTAGTAAAGCATTAGATTTAAAACAGTTTTACAAAGAACCTTTAACAGAAACTGATAAGAAAGGTATTATTGCTTTTAATATATTACAAACAATAGATATGTTACAGACTTTAGAAATAGCAAACAATGATGATTACTATGAGAAAAATCCTATACTGGGCAAACACCCAAATGAGTTTCAGGTTATAACTTATTTTATTGCTAGAGGATTTGCACACTATGAAGCAACAAAGATGATACCTGAGAAATATAGATCCATATGGCATACGTATAACATTGTTTATAATTATGATGTTATTAGAGATAATCATAATATAGGAATAAGAATAGGCTTTTAATGAAAATAGGAATAGGCGCTTTAGTTACTGCAATAATGGCACTGGTGGCCTGGATAGTAAAAAGGTTAAAGAAATGAAAATAGATATACATGATATAAAGTTCTGGATGGACGCAATACGCAACAGCGAAGATAAGGAACGCACACTTGAAAGTTTCTGGGACGGTCAGATTAAAAGTAAGCTCTGGCTAATTGAAGCACTTGAAAAACATAAGTCAATAAGAAATGCAGAGTGCGTAATACATGGAGGCTGGAACGGTGTATTAGCTTGTATGATGTTTAACAGTGAACTAGGTATAAAACACATTACTAGTATTGACATAGATCCTAAATGTAAAGAGATTGCTAGTACAATGAATAAACGTTACGAAATGGAAGGCAAGTTCGAAAGTGTTACTGCTGATATGTGTGAGTATGAGTACAAGAGAGAACCTTACTTTGTAATCAATACAAGTTGCGAACATATAACGCAAGAGCAATACGAAAAGTGGTTAGACAAAGTTCCTAGTGGAGCACAAATTATTTTACAAAGTAACAATTACTTTGAATTAGATGAACACGTAAACTGTAGCAAGGATCTCAAAGAGTTTGAATGGAAGTCTAAATTAAACGTAAGTGAAAAAGCAGAATTAGAATTACCTAAGTACAAAAGGTTTATGTTGGTTGGAAGGAAAGAAAAATGAAAGTAAGATTAGGTTGCAGAGGAAGTGAACTATCAATGCACATGGCAGAACTAGTTACTAAAAAACTAGAACAGCTAGATTGTACTGTAGAAATTATTCCAATCAAATCAGATGGAGATATCCATGAAGATAAAGTTATTGCTGACATTGGCGGCAAAGGTGTATTCTGTAGCAAAATAGAAGATGAATTATTTAATGGCAACGTTGATATTGCTGTACACAGCACAAAGGACTTGCCAACTGTTATGCCTAAAGAATTAATACTTGCAGGAGTACTAAAACGTAACGATCCAAGAGACTGTTACATAGGTAAGTTTTTTCCAAATGCAAAGGTAGGTACAGGAAGTCCAAGAAGAATAGCACAACTTAAACTAATCAATGAACACTTAAAAGCAACACATATAAGAGGAAATATTGCAACACGCATAAAGAAGTTGCATAGTGGAGAATATGATGCTATAGTATTGGCAAGAGCCGGATTAGAAATACTAGGATTAGAAAAAATGATTGCACATACATTTGACTTTGATCATATGTTACCAGCAGTTGGACAAGGTGCTATCGCTATACAGACACGTACTATGAGCCCTTACACAGCTCTAGTAAGGCAAATAAACCACTTGGATACCTTTTACTGCATATTAGCAGAACGTACAGCATTGAAGTTCTTAGACGGTGATTGTCATAGTGCAGTAGGTGTACTTGCACAGATAACAGGCGACTGTATGACACTAAAAGCAATTAATTATAACAATATGAAAGACTGTACAGTAACAGGTAAGATATTAGATTACAAACAAATAGGTGAGAAAGTAGGAACAGCAATTAAATGAGTAAAACATTTTGCCCATTACCCTGGATACATTTAGCAACACGACCTAACGGAGAAGTTAGAGTTTGTTGTACTGCTAATGCCAGTGGTGCAGGCATACTAGATGATTTATCAGATGTTAAGACAGCAGGACTTGTTAAGAAAGACGGTATTGCTATGAACCTACGTGACCATACAATAGAAGAAGTATGGAACAGTGAACACATGAGAAGAACAAGACTACAAATGCTCAACGGAGAAATACCTTCTAGTTGCGTAAAATGTTTTAATGAAGAAGCAAAAGGAATGGGTAGCAAACGCCTATGGGAAAGTGCAGAATGGAAAAAACGTGTAGACTTTGATAAACTTATTGCAAGTACAAAGGAAGATGGTTCTGCACCTGTAAGCATTCCTTATTTTGATTTGCGTTTAGGTAACCTATGCCAATTGAAATGTGTTATGTGTAGTCCACATGATAGTTCAAGTTGGATTAAGGAATGGAAACTACAATATCCCAAGTACAAAGACAAAGACTTAATTGCTGACCAAGGTTGGGACGACCAATATGATTATACTTGGTATAAGAAAGGATCTTTTATAGATTCAATGAAACACCAAGCATTTAATATACAAGAGTTATATTTTGCAGGTGGCGAACCTTTACTAATACCAGAGCATTATAAGATATTAGAGTTTATGGTTGAGGAAGGATATGCCAAGGACTGTAACCTAAGATATAATTCAAATGGACTAGAACTACCAGACAAACTATTTAAGTTGTGGGAACACTTTAAGGAAGTACGTTTTAACTTTAGTATTGATGCGTATGGTGAACGTAATGATTACATACGTTATCCTAGTAAGTGGGCAGACGTAGAAAAGAACCTAAGAAGATTAGATGAGAATACAAGAGATAATACAGTAATCAATGTTGCCTGTGCAGTACAATTACTTAATGCAGGTTACATAGATGAACTAGCTGAATGGAAAATGGATCAAGGCTTTAGTAAAATTAATCCATCTATGTTTGGCGGAGGTATTATAGGAACACATTTAGTTTACTTGCCAAGTTATTTAAATGTAAGAGTGTTGCCAGAAGATGCAAAACTTTGGGTTAAAGCTCAAGTAGAAACATTTATTGATAGACAAAAATTTAATTTAGAATTTAACCAACACCCGTTTGGTGCTCAACGTTGGCAAGGTTTAATAAAATATATGATGGCAGAAGATTGGAGTAACAAGCTACCTGCTCTAATAGAATATTTAAAAGTTACCGACGAAAGACGGGGTACAGATTTTAGGAAAACGTTTCCTGAACTAGGAGAATTTATATAATGCGTTACAAAGGATTAATATTAGGACAACAAGACGAAGTAGAAGTAGATACTGAACATTGGAAGTTTGGTATCGTTAGACACGGAGCCAAAGTTGTTGATACTACATTACATTATACAGCATTTCCTTTAGCATACGATGATCACGGTATAATAGATAAAGTATGTGCAAGGTTAAAAGATTATAAACCAGAGCCAGGCGACAACGCATTTAAGGCCTTTGAGCCAACTCTTAATGGACCTCATTTAGAACTAGCAGATAAGTTATACGAAATGAGCAATGGTTACAGACCTGTGTACACACTATCAGGAAGTGATGCTGTTGAGGTAGGAATAAAACTTTCATATGCTTATCATAATAAAAAAGGAAACAAACGTAACAAGATAGTTTCCTTTGATGACGCATATCACGGAGCAACATTACTTACATTATCCTGCGGTGACATAGGATTGGAAGGTGCTTACTACGGCATGAAGCCATACACTGAAGTAATAAAAACATCACCAGATCTAAAAGAAGATATAGACTGGTCGGACGTTAGTTGCATAATAATTGAAACGTGTCCTCATTATCAATCTGTAAACCCATATGGATTTGAGTTCTGGGAAAAGATTAATCAAATAAGAACAAAGCATGATGTAATAATAATTATAGATGATGTTTTTATGGGTGGAGGTAAGACAGGTTCTTTCTTTGGCTTTGATAGACTTCCTGTAAAGCCAGACGTATTTGTAATGGGTAAAGCAATTACAGGAGGCTTCTTTCCATTAGGACTTACAATGTATAGTGATAAGATACATGACCAACTTAAAGACGGGTTCTGGGCACACGGGCATACTTATAGTTTCTGTTTGTCAGGAATATTATGTATGCTTGAATATATAAAAGTATTAGAAGAAAACAAATATATGGAGAAGGTAGAAGATATTTGTCAACGTGCAAGAGTGCATTTATTAAATGCAGGATATCAGGTTGTGGGAAATTACGGAACTTTCTTCCTAGCAAAAAAACATGGCTACCACTTTAGATTCTGTGTGCCTATAAACGCAGATGATGAGTACTTTGATGCAGTACCAGAAACATTAAGTCAGATGGATAAAAGATGGAACCATTAAAAACATATAAACTTATAGACGGGGTTATGTTTAATATATATCCTGGACCATTAGGATTACTATGTAGCGGAGGAACTGATAGTTCACTTATGCTGTACAACGTTTTACGTATCTCCAAAGATCCTGTTCATGTTTTTACATTAGGAAATAATCCTTTGCAAAATAAAAATGTAACAGCAGTAACTAGAGTATTGAACAAGTGTATTGAACTAACAGGTAATTATAATGTTATGCATCATGTGGTACATCAAGAAGGTGACAAACCAAACGGTCCAGAACCTCTAGGAGATATGATTAAAAAGGTTGGTGTAGATATTAAAGTAGCAATGACTGGTGTAACCAAAAACCCACCGCGTGAAATTTTAGATACAATGAGCAATGATTATTCGCCAAGAGATA